TTGCTGCAACAGAAAGTCCGCCTGTTAAGGTTTGTACATTTCTATACGCACCGTTGATACTGGTGAGTTTGGCCGCTGTCACGGTTGCATCTGTCGGTGCTCCCACATCAAACGTATCACCAAAGATAATACCACTAAACGTGTCTCCTGAAGCAGGAGCTGTGGTAAATGCTATTGTACCTGAACTAGATCCCGCAGTAAATGCAGTGCCTGGTACTTGATAAACCCCATTAATATGAATAAGTAATTGTGCCAAGCTACCAATGATCTGTGTGTCATTGCCTACTTGTATTGTAAACTGTGTTGTTGAACCGTTAAAGCTTCCGCTCAAATCATCGATTTGAGAGAAGTTACCCTGAACAATTGGATTTCCTAGGTAGCCCATTACTTTTTTACCTCCGTTGGAAATTCGTATGCTTGTACTTTTTCTACAGTATCTAAACCTTCAGTAGCATCACGAAGTTGTTGTCTATAAGTTCTCATAGCATCTGACATGGTTACATCTGAGTTTGCAGTCCAGTCTGTTTTTGTTAATAAACCGTTTCTTTTATCTCTTAATTCAACCAAGGCTCTATCTAAAGCACCATCGGCCCATGCTTTTTCTACAGCGTCTCTGGCTGTTTCTTCTTGTGCTGTGTATTCTATCTTTACACCATTAACCATTTTATGTCTTGCCATTATTTAACTCCGTATAAGGTATATGTTCCATAAAGTGTTCCTGAAGAAGCTTGAAGTTTTATAGTGTTTACAACGCTACTTTGCTGCACTTCAGAAGCACCATTCCATTCATATGCTTCACCACCACTATGTCTTGCTGAAACGCTATAATTAATATATCTCCAATTACCAGCAGTAGTAATACCTTGATAATAAATTTGACAAGAACCACCCAAACCTGTGCTACTACTCAAAGACGGGCATAGAAAAAAACCACCAGTGTTTGAATTGGTTTGTTGAGCATGACCAAAAGAACTACCACTATATAAATTTCTATAAACAAAACCTCTTTTTGTATCACCAGTATATGAGCTCCCATTGTCAGCAGATAAATAGGTTTCAAAATTAGAACCATTTGTACCCATAGCTATATTAGATCCTAAAACTACATAGTTTTGATAGGTTGTAGTAACAAGTGTGTTATTAAAAATAACATTAGTTGCACCACTTGCTACAGTTTCATTTAGTTTTACCCAATCACTAGGTGTTCCTGTCACGGTGCCTGTAAAAGCAAAAGTTCCGCTTAAATCAATTCCCGCTGAAGGTACCGTTGTTACTGCCATTAGTCTAATATCTCCGCAAGTATAATTGATGACGACGGATTTCCGTTTGACGCACTATCATTAAATCTTGTAGTTCCACCATCTGCTTTCATTTGTAATTTATATGTAATCTCACTCACTGTCGAGGGTGAGTCAAGCACTTGAAAAAATTGTTGTGCGTTTCCATGTCCACCAGTATTAAATGCAATCCTAGCACACTCTAATACTTGTGTTGTATCTCTTAAAACTTGAACTACAACATCTGAACTTGAGCTAGTATTTCCTAGACCAGCACTTATTTGACATAAAACTTTACTTGAAGTTGAAGTTGGTGTTATAGCTAAAGACATACCTGTATCTGTAAAAGATGATGATGTAGTAGATGTGGCAGTAGTATTTTGAACAGTAACTATTTGTCCAATCTTACCAAAACCTGATGTCTTTGCACCTGAGGCAATGGCTAATGTTCCTGCACTGTCACCAAGAGTAATCGTCTTCGTGGCGTCTGTGCCTAGAGGCGAGATTGTTGATACTTTTAATGTGCTCATTATGCTCCTATTATCCTATATGCTCCAAAACAAGCTCTCCTACCATCTTCATTCGTAAGAATATTTAAACTACCTCCAGTGCCTTGATAAGCATAAATTTCAACGTAATCAGTAGTGTTTAAATCTAATACATCATAAATATAAATTTGAGTATAATATTCATTTCTAGTCAACATACTATTATTACGAGTTCCGTTTTTGTGTATATGTAATCTTATGTCATCAAAATCTGAATCAGAATTAAAACTTAATCTTGCATACACAAAATATTTACCAGATACTCCAGGTGTAAATCTTGATGTTGAAGTGTCATACTTACTATCTGAGTCATAAATTTCTGTAGCAAAGGTTACTTTTGCCACTGTTTGAGAAGCAATACTAACAGTAGAACCATCAGTTACTTGAGCAGAAAAAGCTGGAGTATTAGCAGGAAAGTTCGTAAGTGTTGCACCAGACTTTAAAGTAATTTGTGATGCATTGGTTGAACCAATTGTAATATTAGAAGTTCCGCTTCTAGTGTCGATGGTATCTACGAGTATCTTTGACATTATGAACCTATCCTATAGCCTCCAAAATATGAAACACTACCTTCAAATCTTCCTTGATTTGTTCCATTTGCATTTTCTCTCATTCCAAACACTTCAAGATAGTCAGTTGCTGTAAGTGATATTGTTCCTTGTAAGGTGCTTGTAAAATCATTTGCTGTGGCTGCTTGAATATTTGAATCGTTAAAATCAAGTCTAGTTCGTATTTCAGGATTTGCAGTTACACTTCCGTTTTTATATAACTGTGCTGATGTTTTTCTTAAATTAATGTATTGGTCTGAACTTGTCGCCTTCATGGATACAGAACTAAAAATCCAATATTTACCAGCAACGCCGGGTGTCCACCTATTATTAGAAGTATCAAATGTTGAACCTGTTTGATATGTAACTGTATCAAATTGTACTTTTGTAAATGTTGCATGAGCAATGTTATCTTGATTAGAACTTAGATAAGCTAAAAATGTTGGTTCTAAAAAATTACTGTGATGAGCACCAGAATGCAGTGCTATTGTATCACCACTCGCACCTAAAGTTAAACTAGTGCCTGATTGAGGTTCTAAGTTATCTACAAATATTGTTCCCATTATGCTAGGATCTCCATTGCTGTTATTGTTGATGATGTTAGTGGATCAGCAGATCCTCCTCTTGCCGTTCTGTTAAAATACATTTGATATGTGCCAC